ATAATCATTCAAATTAACCTCTTCCATAGAAACAACTTTAAACCATCCAGGATTCAAACCAATCTTTTGGTGAAACTCAAACATCAACTCAGATAACTTATCCTCTAACCATTTTCTCTCTTCGTCTGTTACACCATCATAAATATACGTATCACATCCAGAATCGTCACAATATGCTTCGTCTAACTCCTCCATAATTCTATCTGGATCAGGATTGGTTCTTAACGGAACCAGTTCGCATTCGCCAACATAAATTGTTGGGTTATCTGTAGATAAACTTTTTTCAATCCATTCTCTACATCCTAAAGCATCTTTTACTGCTTCTTCTTTTGTATTAAATGTACCATGTGTCCAATTTTCATTATCTGTTTCGTTCCACGACCAAAACATTTATTTATCACCTCTTAATATAGCTTTTTAATATTACCAATTTCTGTCTAATTTCATTTTCATGTTGTTTAACTTCCTCCAAGTCATCATCTGTTGTAAAATTAATCCAACCGTATAAATCTTTTTCAATATCTTCAATAAGTTCTTTCTCTATATTCTCAATTTTCATTTCAGAAAAATCATGTAAAATGGTGGTGTCCTTCTCTTCAATAATAAATACCGAATATGGTGTTATTACTAAAGAAAATTCAGTGCCTTCTTCGTCAAACCATGCGATGCCACAACCTTTTGCATGGTAGTCAATAAATGCCATAAGTAAATCCACTGGTACATCTGTTAAATAACTTGGTGTACCCTCAAATGTTCTTAATTTAAAATTACACCATCCATTTTTAGGATTTGTGATCATACAATTCCTCCTCAAATATTTCTTCTACTTTTTGAGTAAATTCACTACCGATATTTTCAGATACAATTCTGAGAACATCTGATAAGTCTTTAATTTGTTCTCAGTTTCCGTTTATCATTATCATATGGTTATTCAAATCAATACTAACATTTTTTAAGACTTCATATGACACTCCTATTTTATCCAGACAGTCTGTAAGACATTTTCCAAACCCTTTATTGTCTATATATAATGTTGTTTCTTTTGTCATTAAAATATTTCTTATGTGTCCTACAACTATATTCATATTTTTCGCTGTGATTCTCTCAGCAAAATCATTCCTATAAATAGTCACATGAAAATTGTTTGTATATCTATCTAATTCTACATCTATGTACATTCTTTTCCTCCATTTTTGCCTTAAAACGAGCGATTCATTGCCTTGTATTCCACTCTTTTACAAATTCATTCCAATCATGTGTTCCAGCACAAAATTCAATTCCACATTTGCAACGTAATGAAATAGGATTACCACCACTATCAGGGTCGTAATATGTTTGATGCCAGTCTCTATCTGGTAGATACATATCTTCAAGATTAATTTCTCTGCCACATTTAGGACATGTTTTCAATTTCATATCAGCCATTCAATTAATCCTCCTCGTATCTCCAACTTACTATATCTACATTACTTCTCCATCCATCACATCCATCTTCAGTAAAACAATATGCATACCAACACATACCATTCCATTGATGGTTGTTGTATTCTATACCATTTCTGTCTTTTACAATGACCCACTCATCAGCCTTTGGTTTATGAGAAGCATTAAATCATCGAATATAAGGTTCTGCTTCAAAACCCATAAATTGACCACGATCATATCTGATATTTTTAATTCTGTATTCAGAATCTCCAATAAATACTATGGCATCTTTTCTGCGTGTAATCCGTAATGGTTGTTTACCTATTCTTTCCCATATCTCAAGTAACTTCATTTTTCCTCCTGAAACTTATCTAACATTTCATCATAATAAGCAATCTTTTCTTTGATATAATCAATCACCATATCCTCAAACGGCTCCATAGCATCTCCTATTGACTTGGCAAATTCTTCATCATGTTCTACATTCAATAAGTCCGACACATAAATGTAATTCTCCGAGTCTTCTTTGTCTTGAATGAATTTGAGAATTATTTCATCATAGAATTGAGTAAAATGCAGTTCGTAGACATCATTATTTAACAACCAGTATCTATTTTCATATTCTCTGATCTTATCAATCATTATAATCTCCGTTTATAATCTGTAAAATTTGTCTTACCAGTTCTGTCATTCGTTCCGAATCACCACTAAACATTTCTCCAGTAGTTTTAATTTGATATTCCCATCGATATTTTGACACAACCTCTACAGGAACATTATTATAAACCACTGTACCTGATGGTACACTCCACTCTGGTTCACACCATGTTTCTTCATGCTTATATTCTTTTGTAAGAATTTTTAGTAACTTTTGACATCCCTTATCATAACTTTTTGAATTGTGCCTGTCTGGATAATATGTATGTGGATAGTCAACTCCCTCTATCTTCATAGGCTTAAATTTGTTGACAACTAAAAGAACACCATCTGTAATTCTATAAATGTCTTGATAATCCGTTTTCGCCAAGATCTCCAAATTTATAATTCCCCCTTAGTTTACCGATTTATTAACTGATCTAAAACATATTCTCTCAATCTTTCATTTTCTTTAATAAGAGAACGAATGTATTCTTGCTGCGCTGCAATAAATTCTCTACATTCTTCTATTGCTCCTTGTGTAATTGTCTTCACCATATTTTTTTCATAAAAATCGTCTTTTAAATCGACCATAAATAATACCTCCATGATTTTTACTTAAGCTTTTACTCATCCCTCTTAAAACCTATCTTTCATTGCCTTCTCTAATCGTTACCAACATGAAATACCCAGTATATGAAATGAGCTATAAAGAACAGCGGATTAACCAAAAACATAATTACAAATATTACTACACACCCAAACATATTTAAGTCATTACTCTCATATATTTTTTTTGGTGTGACAGCAACATTTTCAAAATTTTTAATTGTTACTATAAACATAGCAATAATTATGCTTACATACACTAACAAAAATTCCATTTTATCCTTTCTCTTTTCTATAAAATTTCTTCGATAGAACACTTCAACGATTTTAATGCTTCGTATGCTCTATTCCCAATTTTTGATATGCTATATTCTGATCTATTTTTGTATTCTGCATTGTGTATTAAATCTTCAATACCATTTTCGAGTAAACAAATAATTTTCTCTTGATTCTTATACCTAACTTCATCAATACTAGAATCTCCATAAGGTTCAGTATACCCAACAAGCAACCCTACTACTTCTAACATATTTTCATTTGTCATAAATTTATCTTCACATCTCCTTTACTTTTTCGAGCATCCTATTTTTTCCAGTAAACAATCCAATTAAATAGCAAGGAGTCTTTCTACCACTTATGTCTTCTTCATACCCTTCTTCAATTTCCCAATGATACGGCGACAATCCTTTATTTATAGAATCTATAATCTTATAGCATTTTTCTTTATATATTTGTTTTCTCTTTTCAATGGATTGTTTTTCGATATCAAGATATAAATTTTCAAGTTGAACATTATAGGCTTTAATTGAATTGATATGCATAAATAAATCGTCAAATAATTTCATACTCATTTGAGATTTAACTATTTCATTATTATGTAATTCTTTTGGTATAAACCATTTTATAATTCTACATGAATAAAAATCATTTTCTGTATATATGTAATAGTTGTCGTTACGTTCTAAATCATAAACTATTTTTCATCACTCCAATCTATTTCATATTCTGTACGTGAATATATTGCTTCGGGAAATTCATTACATCCAAGACTTCTTTCGACACCATATCTATCTACTCCATGATAATAAACATGATTTTTATAATCATTTTTCATACCAAGAAATTTTTCAACTTCTTCCATAGATAGAAATTCATATGTGTCATCGAACTTAAAACCAAAATCGTTTGTTGAACATGCTACATAAAATATTTCTTGTTCTTTAATTAGTTTCATAATCAACTTCTCTTCATGAGGACTTGAAAGTCCTATTTCATCGGCATATTTAGTCTATATATAGTGGTTCGCAAAATCAAAATCCACTATATATAGACAATTTTTATGCTGTTTTCTTCAAATTCTCACAAGTTTCCTTTATCAATCTCTGCATAAATGTGTTTCTTACAAAATTCGCTTTCTTTTTTACAGACTGGTTTACAGTATCTATATTCCCTAAATGAAAGCACTTCTCTTTCATCCTGGTCAGTCCCACATATATAAGATTGGAATTCAACATATACGCATGGGACTGAGGTGTAAGCAGAATAACCACCTTTATTGAACTTCCCTGTGATTTATGGATCGTAATACAATATCCAAGACCAACCATCTGCATATCATTTCTGTAATACTTTACCTTTACACCATCAAAATCAATGATTAGATAACTTGTAAATACGTCCTTTACAATACCCGTTTCTCCATTTGCAATAAACGTTTCTCTTAAATCCTCGTCAAACCCATATTCATCATCTACAAATAACTGTGCGTGATAGTTATTAACATTCTGTATAATCTGATCACCTTTAAAATAAACTGTATCTCCAACTTTCATACATTCTGTGCTGCCATAATTTGGATTGGCGACCTTCTGTATTGCGTTGTTTATTACTACTGTTCCAACATCTCCCTTCTTATATGATGTAAGCAACTGTATATCCTCAACTTTATATCCTTGTGATAGCAATTTCTTGTATAAAGCAACTGCATTTTTAACCATAATGTCACTACCAACATTAACAAACGCATAGTCTTTATTTGTACCAAACCATGTGAATTGATTATTGATTCCTGTAAGATATTCCTTACAAAAACGGACATCCGTTGCAACTTTCATCAGTCCACCTTCCCCATAACGGAAAACTTTTGTTAATGTAACCGTTGGAATAATATTGGTCTGCATAAAATCATGAAGTAAATTTCCACATGATACCGATGGAAGCTGCGCATTATCTCCTATCAACAGTAACTTTGTTCTATCAAAATCAACAGCATCTAGCACTCTTTTTAATAAGAATATATCTGTCATAGAAAACTCATCAATAATCAAAGCATCACAATCCAATTTGTGTTTTTCATTGAAGCTCCATGTATCAGGAGGCATATATCCCAAACCTCTATGTATTGTCATGGCATGTTCTTTGGTATAATCAGATAATACCTTTGCTGCCTTTCCTGTTGGAGAAAACAACCTAAATGATTTATTGTTGTCCTTCAACATATTGATGACTGCCTGAGTACAAAAGGATTTTCCAGTTCCTCCGGCTCCATTCAGAATACAGACATTATATTTACAAATATTCTCTACTATTTTTATCTGTTCATCTGATAACTCACAACCATTAACCGTATGGTACTTCTTATAATTAAAATCCCATCTGTTTTTTGTATTTACAAGACCACCAACTATTTTCTCTGCTATATATTTCTCTATTTCATATGTCCTTCTGATCGAAACAACCATAGATTCCTTGTCATAATAAATGCTTTCATGCTTCATACACTCTACAAAATGATTAGAACACGCCGGAACCATCTTCATACATTGATTCCTTAATTCATTGATTGACATTAGTGTATGTCCGTCTTCTTCATTTTTTTCCAATAGGTACAACATACAGGACAAACATCTATGATTGCTGGTTTTTAATTCTGACTCAAACTCAATAATTTCTGGTTTCCCATTTTTAACATTTTCTTTTGAAGCCTTTTCCAGTTCCAACAAAATACTATCTGCCGTTGCGAATCCAACTTTGGCTAATCCACATAAGCATTTATACGGATCTTCTTTGAGTTTCTTTTTAATCATAGTAATTGATGAATACTTTTCATACAGCTTTTTCAACATTGGAAGACTCAATAATCCTTGAAACTCTACTACTAATTCTGCCAAGCAGAAATTTTCAACAATCTTATCCTTGATGATATTAAACGTATATTCCTTAATTCCATGCAATTTATTCAAGTCAATATCATCAAGATTATTATTCATTACACGATCAACAATATCTGGATATACATCATATAATGTCTGTGCCTGATTAAGTGTTAGGATTTCTTGAAGGAAAACATACATATCATCAGCAGATTGTGGCTTGTTTCTTCGGATATTGATAACTTTATATCCCCAACCATTTTTTGTTAGCTGCTCAACCGCTTTTATTTCATATTCAATCCCTTTGCCTAATTCATGTATTTCACCAGATATTGTTGCATTGCCGTACTTTGTGAGTTTGATATCTGGGTAGATATCTTTGTTGACATCTACCGCATATACCCTATAATCTTCACTTTCGTATATAGGTCTTACAATTCTGCCTTTAAACAATACTTCTTTTTCATCGTTATTTTTCAATATGTAACCTCACCTACTTAATCACTTCATAATTTGTCAGCACATCTTCTAATTCATCCGTTACAGTCCAGACTCCGTTGATAGGCTTCTTTTTAAACTCTTTATCAAATTCCTTTATCTTTAGCACTGAATATAATCCAAATGGACTTTCTTTAAATATTCTGCCCTGTTTAATCCTTGAATGTATTTCTTCGCCAGTCCTTACTTTTCGTGCTGTAAAATATGGTTTAGTAGCATCTTTAAATGTTTTGTAGTCTACAATGATATAATAATTGTCACTAACTTTAGGATTGGTATATACCACCATTTCAAGATGTTCCTTTTCAAATTTGATCATCTCAATGATGTCCATTTCCTTATTCTCTATATGGTTGCACAATTCCTTAACTAAACCAATATTATCTATCTCTTTAAATAAAGAATTCGTTTCTTTTCCCAAATACTTCTTCGCTATATATTCAGAAATACCCAATTCTTCTAATTTGCTCTTTTTTATCTGCTTACAAGTTGCAAATTTGTCATAAACCTGTATAACTCCTAATAGATACTTATTTTTGCCAAACTCAGAAAAGAAATTTAAACCAGTAAGAATTTCTAACTGCCTGGAATTTACAGATGTATGTTCTTTTATATCCTTGATAAGTTCTACAAATGAATCGTATTTATTATCTCTTAGTGCATACAGTTCTTCAGCAATAGTATCGTTACAGTACTTAATTGCTCCAATCCCCTGATAGATAGTTCCACTGTCTTTGTCATACTCATATTCTGCTTTCGATTTTCTGAATCTTATAGGTTCTATCGTATAGCCTTTTGACAAGATATATTCTTTAATGTTCAAAGATTTTTCTTTATCAGATGTATAAATATTGAGAGCAGACGTTAAAGTTTCAATTGTATAATAATGCCTTAAATAACCACAAGCAAATCCCAAAAATGAATATGGATCAGCATGGTTTTTAGAAAATAAGTATGCTGACGCATCAATAATTACTTGAAGAAAATTTACAATCAATTCTTCTGCTTTTTCATTCTCTACACCATATTCATCTTTCATTGTTTGTATAAAGCCTTTTATGTAATGGTTATTTACTGGTTTTCCTTTATCATCAAGCATGTATCCGCCATCTTTAATGACTGGAATATCATTTTCTGTACCTGTTTTCTTACTAAAGTGCCTACGCACAATATCAGCTTCGCCCATTGTAAAACCACAGAACTTATATAAAAACTCTATAATCTGTTCCTGATATACTAAATAGCCAAGTGTAGGAGCCAGGAAATCATTCAATGCAGCATGTCCATTATCTCTATAAATTCCTTGTGACAATTCTGTTCTGTAAGAAGCTCCTGCTGGTCTGATTGCACCATTAGCCATACTCATCAAGTCTATGTATGAGAAATTTGGATTCTGTTTTTTAATATTTTCGATGGTTGACTCACTTAGAATATCTCTCAGATATGAACCAGCAAAATCTGATTCAAACTGAAAAATCAGAGTAGTATCTTTTGCAATATCGTCCCATACATTTTTATCATTGAAATCAATATTATCTGGCGTAATAAATGGGATGCCAACAGCTTTACATGTCTTATCTATAAGTCCTACACAATCAAGTCCAAGAATATCCAACTTCACATAATTCAAAGAATCTATCTCTTTCATATTTATCTGTGAAATCGGTTTATCATCTGAAGAGATATATAGTGTGCCAAATGCTTTATCTACCTCATGAGGTGATACGACAAGTCCGGCTGCGTGTCTACCAAGTGATGTAATAGTGCCAACAACAATATCTACATACTCAAATAATTCCTTATGCTTATTTCTAACCTTTTCGTCAACAAATTCTTTTTTATTTTCGTCTTCCTGAACAAGATTAGATAACTCCTGGGTTTCCTGTGGTGTCATTCCTAATGCTCTTCCAACATCCTTAATCGCGCCACGCATTTTTATTGTATTAAAAGTGATAATATTGCAACAATACAATCCTTCTTTTTCAAATAGGTATTTTCTAACTTTCCACCTATCTTCACTGAACCAGTCTGAATCTACATCTGCAAGACTGATCCTTTCTTTGTTCATAAAACGCTCAAAATTCAAATTGTATTTAATACTGTCAACATCCGTGATTCCAAGCAAATATGCTATTATGCTCCCAGATACCGACCCCCTTGAATATCCATAATGTACACCTTGTTTTCTAAGCTCTCTTTTGTAGTCTTCTTCAAGCAACATAAAGTCAATAGCGTCATTATGTTTATATGTTTCTATCTCATACACAATCTTATCTTTATATTCTTGAAAGTTTTTATACTTATTTACCCCTCTCTCCTTAATGCCATCTAATATTTTCTGTTTGAAAACACCCATAGAATCATTGTATA